TCCAGCGTCTGCACGACGGCGGCGGCCGGGATATTGGTTCCCGACAGCGCAGCCCCCACAAACGCGCCGTCTATGGTGTTGTTGCCGGTGAACTGGACGGTGGGCGAGTTGGCCTGCGTGGTGGCATTGTTCTTGACGACGGTGGTCGTCGCCGCCGCCACGGACACCATGTTCTCGATCTCCTTGCCCGCGGAGGTCGCACCGAGGGTGCCCGCCCCAGTGATGCCGAGTGCGGCCGCCGCCGCCACGGATGCGGTGCACAACACCGGCGTCAGACCCGAGATCGAGACCCAGCCGAACTGATTGGCCGCCATCTGCTGGATGGACACGCCGAGAGGTCGCGCCTGGTTCGCCGTGTTGGCGACACCGGTGAACTGATGCTGCCAGCGACCTGACACGAGCGTGGGCGTGATGGCCACCGGCGCCCACACGGCGGTGGTCGCGGAAGCCTGGCCGTAAAGGAATTCCACCCCGCCCCAGTAGTTATCGAAGCCCGGGACGATGACACCGGGTGGCATGTAGGTGGGGACCGTGCCGCTGGCGACACCGATCGGACCGTCGGGTGCGCCCACATCATTCGCCGGCAGGAAGTACTCCTGCAGCGGCCGTGCACCGGCATACGCCCAAAGTGGACCGTAACGCATGTTGGCTGTTGCTCCTTAAGCGTGCAGGACGGCCTGCAGAAAACGGTTCGACACCACGAGGTTGCCCATCCAGAGGATCGGGATCACGACCGCATCCTGGTTCACGGCCTTCAACTCATCCATGACCGTCATGTTGGCGTCCCGGTGGACCACCAGTTCCATGAAGTCCGTGTTGAGCGAGTAGCCGTGCACGGCGGGAATGCCGCCGCTGGAATCGAAAAACACGTCGGCATTCTTATACGCCATCGACACGAAGCCGCCCTGGGCGCGGTTGTCGCGCACGTACTGTTTGAGCGAGGTCTGAGACTGCTCGTAGAACGTGAACAGGTCGTCCGAGAACACCATGATGTCGGGTTGATCCTCACCACGGGTCTGCTTGATGTACATAGTCAGCATCAAGGCTTCGATCGTGGAGGGGCCCAAGGTGAGGGCGGAGCCACCCTGGAGCGGTGCCGAGGCGGCCTGCACCTGGTTCTGCCAGAACCCGAAGGTACTGGAGTTGATCTGGCCCACGGTGCCCGTGCCGGTGTCGGCGATGAGGGCCTGCAGGCCGTTGATCTGGTTAGCGGCGGTGCCGTCGGAATAGAGGTCGCCCGACATGCCGTTCTTGAACGAGTTGATGCCGTTTCTGATCTTGCCCTTGGTGAAATTGATCACCCGGGACTCGCCCATGTTGGTGCGCAATTCAAGACCGCTGGCGGCGATGTTGACCGCGACCTGACGCCAGGGGAACTCCGCCGCCGTCAACACATCGACCGCGTTGATGTTCAGGGTGTCGAAACCCGAATAGCGCTGGTAAGTGGAGTTGGAGGCGTACTCGAGAGGCGCGACGATGGACAGACCGCCGTCCTCGGTGCGCAGTTTGCCCTTCTCGATCAGCCGGCGGAACAGGGCATTGTGCTTGCTGACGTTGTCCGCAATCTCATCTTCGTGCTTGCGGAAGGTGGTCGCGGCGAGCTCGGTCCACGCTGTGTAGATACTGGAAATGCCTGCGGGCATGGGTGAAACCCTCGATCACGTTACGACACCAGTCCCAGCGTGCGTGCCGTCTCGAGCAGGGTATCGTCGATGGTCCCGGGAGGTCCCGAGGTCGGAATCGAGGCCCGTCGAGGCGTGTTCACACTCGCCGCTCGTTTCGCCCCGTTGACCCGCTGTTGGTTTTCACCAGGAGTTTGGGTGCCCGCACTCGCCTCAGCTTGCAGAATCGCGCGGATCTCGGGGTTGGCCCAGATCGCCTGATCGTACGCGGCCTGCATCACCTGCGGATGCGTCCATGACGGATTCCGATTCTGGATGTGGGGAATCAACGCCGTCATGTCGTCGACCACATCCCCAGCCCACGGTCGGACGGGATTTCCGTCCTTGTCGGCCTCGTTCATCCAGGAGAGCGCGAGGTTTTCGGTCTCCGCCTGGACTTGACGCGCCTGATTCTGCTCACGTTGCTGCAAGCTTTGCAAGAGGCCATCGACGCGGGGGTCGAAATACTGGCCGTTCTGTCCCGGCTGAGGCTGCTGTCCGGGCTGTCCCTGACGGGGCTGGAAAGCGGCGAGATTGATTCCGTAGCGATGCGCCACGGCGGCAAAGGTCTGGTACTTCTGCTGCGGCGTCCCGAAGCGCAGGACGGCCGCCGTGCGCAAGAGCTCGGCTACGGCGGTCTGAGGCGTTCCCCCTTCCATATCAATCATCTGGCGGTGGGGATCGATCACCGACTGCAGCTCCTGGCCGAATTTGGCCGTCTGCTGCAACTGCTGCGCGCCGCGGTGGGAATCCTCCTCGCGCTGGTAGATCTGTTGACGCACCGTTTCGGGGAGCTTCGCCCATTCGTTGCGCGCTGCCGGCTTCCAGGAAGACGGCGCGCGGGTCAGGTCAAATTGACGACGACCGGGCTCTGGTTGAGCGCCACCTTCATTCGGGCGATGTTCCCCGGGCTTATCGTCTGCAGGAACTGCAGGATCACCCGATGGTTTCTCTCGGCCTCGGAAACGACCATCAGCGGCGCGTCCGGGGGTCCGAGCCGGCTCATCGCCGCCCTCACCGCCTGTCTCACCGGGCTGCTGTGCCCCCTGGCCGTCATCATCGTCGGTCTCCCGGTGCTTATCGAGGATCGCCTGCCAGTCGGATGCGATGTCCTCATCGACACCCCGATCGTTCAGTCTGGGGGTCTCGACATCCTCATCAGTGAGTGCTTGCGACATAGGGTTTTCCTATTTGGAACGGAACATTTTGCGGACGCGCTCGGGGGCCTGCGCCCAGGCCTGATGCGCCATTCTGTCGGCGAGCTGATCCAGCGAACGTTCCTTTTCGACCTGCGCCTTCGCGGCTTCCTTGGATTCCTGCTCACGACCCTCATAGGGCCGGCAACCCGTCGCGGCCAGGTCGTTACGTCGCTGGCGTCTGCCCTCAACGTGCAGGCCGGTCACCGGCGAAACATAGCCCGGCAAGTCATCCCACACGAAATGCGCCCGCACCCGCTGTTTGACGGTGAGGGGAATGTCCTCCATCTCATGCGTTTGCGGGTTGTACCGGCGGCGTAGGCGGACTACTCCCATTTGGAGCTCCATTGGGTGGTTGAGCGTGAGCCCCTTGCAACACGGCCTGCTCGGTGGCCGGCAGGGTCGCCTGATCGGGCTGTTTGGTGGCGGAGATGGTGGCAACCAGGAGCTTCACGAACGCGTCCAGCTTCGTGTCGAGCTCGTCCCGCTGCGACTTCATCAGGTCCTGCATGTGAGTGCGCTGGTTGTCGTTGAACTCGCGCATGGAGAGCCGTTGATTCTCGGCGTTCTCGCGCATCTGCTGCAGCGCCTGCTGGCCCTGCTGTTTGATGCCCTCAATCTTCTCATCCGACTGCGCCTGGATCTGCGCCACCTGTGGCTTGGAATCCTGCGGAGACTGGGGCGGCTTCGGCGCCTGCATCTTGTCGAAGGCGTCCTCCACCGCGGTGCCCATGCGGGCGCGACGGATGATCGTCAGCGTCAGTTCCTTGACCGCATCCACCGGTATGGCCCCTGCCTGGACCAGCGGGGCAATGCCCTCGAGAAACTTGATGAGGCTTTCCAACAGCGCGCCCAGCGAGGTCATGTCAGATTCGAGCGTTCCGGAGATCATCGAATCGGTCTCGACATCCACCCGGTACTGCCGCATGGCCGGTGTCCGCATCATGGCGAGGATGTCCTCCCACGTCGGCAGTTGCATCATCATGAGCAGCTCAGGCGGGGGTTGGGGCGGCGGCGGCGGCGGTTGCCCCGGTTGCGCAGGCGGCTGCTGCTGGGCCTGCGCCTTCAATTGCTGCAGTTGGAACTGTGCCTTGAGTTTGTCGGCCTTCTTGGGAAACTTAAGATCCGTCATCCGGGCAAAGGTATCCGCGCCGAACCGCTGACACATCGCATCGGAGGCCAGGCGCAGCAGGTCACGGCCATAGCGCTTGGCTTCCTGCTGGTGGCGCCACAGGCGGATGCTGAAGTAGCCGCCCTTCATCTTCTGCGCGCCGAGCGTCTCGTCCGGATCGGTGACGCCGCGCACGATGTCCGAGATACCGGTCAGTTGGTCGATGATCTTCAACTGGTTATCGCGGGCGGTATAGAGCGCTTCTAACACCGCGACCGCCTGCTCGATGGGGAACCAGTGCACGGCGTTCCCAAGGCCACCGGCGGCCATGTAGGCTTTCGCATTCTGGACCGGCGTCAGCTCGTTGTCGTCGGAGCTCAAGAGATCCTTGATCTCGCGCAGCGCCGAATCGTAGATACCGCGCACCCGACAGGCACCCACGATCTTGTCGATGCGCAATGTGATCCTGTCCAGCTCGGCCGCCTGTTCCTCGTACAGGTGAAACGGCGGGACGATCTTCAGGGAATCGCTGTCGTCCATGAAGCGCAGCGGCTTGGGGCATGGGAAAAAGCCCTCGAAATCCAGTGGCGGCTTGCCTTCCTTGTTATCTGTTGGATAGAGACATTCCTCCAGCTGCTCGCTGATAAAAAAAACGTCCCCCCCGTCCTTGTTCCAGATTTCCCACACCTCGGCGAGTTTGGCGGTCTCCTGCTGTTGGTCGCGGGCCTTCTGATCCTCCACTTTCTGGACGGTATACTTGAGCTTTTTGGCCACCTTAGCGCCGAATTGTTTCTCAACATCAGTCCGCGAGAGTTTGTGCCGGAACCCGGTCCAGGGCACCTCATCCCAGGTGCGCCCATAGCCGTGGCGGAAGTCGCGCCAGTTGGTATGCGCTACGATGACCTGTTCATCCTCCACCTGCTCGTGGCTGCCCTCACGATCGGCCGGAGGCAGTGAGGCGTTGACGGCGGAGTCCGATTCGCGGGACGTGTCGGGGTCTGCATCCGATGCAGTTCCCGTTGATCGAGCCCCACCCAACTTCGGGACATACCGAATCCGTGACACCCCGCGCCCCGGTAGGAGCGCATCCAACACATCGTTTCCGATCGCATCTACCGTCGAATCCCCATCCAACATCACCGCCAGCGAGCGTTCCAGAACGAGGCCCACTGCTTTGCCCAGCGGGTCGCTATCTCGGAATCGTCGACGGACATCCGGCTCTGGCTTGCTATTGAAGATCGACGGTTTGAGGATTTCGGTGTTGGCCCATAGGACGTTGTAGCGGTTGCGCTTCTTTTCCTCGCCCCGGTACCGCTTCCAGATCTTCTCACCGACATCGATGTAATCCTTATCACGTTTGGCGGCCAGGTCGAGTTCCTTCTTCCACCGTCGACACTTCACAGCGTCCTTGGAGTTGGGCTCCTTGGCGTTGCCGGACTTCGGAGAATCGAACTTCACAGACGGCATGTGGGGAACGCTGGATTACGGCGCTACGGGCACATGCTCGTAAATCAGATCCATGACCAGATCCACTTCGCCGGCGGCGGGGGCCGTGGCGAACGTCGCCGTCACGAGATACCCGCTCAGCCCCACCGTGAACGTCGATCCGGACACCGGCTGCACCTCGCTCGGCATGGGCTGCAAGGGATTGAACGTCCGGCTCAACTGAGCGGCCGGATCAGAAGGCGCGGGCGGGGTATAAAACAGCCCTTCCGCGAGGTTGGTCTGAAACACCGTCTGGACGCCATCCGCCAGCGCCCGAAACAGTGCACGGATCAGAAATTTCGTCGTCACAATCGCAGGCATACATCCTCCTCAGAATCGCGTGATCACAACACAGAATCCGGCACCGCCATTACCGCCAGCGCCGCTGGTCGAGCCAATTGCGGCGCCCCCGCCTCCTCCGCCACCTCCCCGTACTCCATTGCCACCCACACCGCCGGCACCGGTCGTATTCCCACCGCCGCCACTGCCCCCGGATCCCGCGATCCAGGCCGCAGGGTTGGTTCCGGTTACCCCGGCCCCGCCACCGACCGCTCCCCCGGTAAGCCCTGTCGGCAGACCCGAATTCAGCCCCGTGTTGCCCCCCGCGAAGGCCGTGGTGAGACTGACTCCGCCCCCGGCGCCACCGCCTACGCCGCCCATGCCGGCCGGAATGGAGTTCCCTCCCACAGCCCCCTGCGTGGCGACAGCACCCGGCGCGCCTCCAAACAGGCCTGTCGCAGCGCCTGAGCCACTCGTGCTACCGCTGGCATTGCCGCCGGCCGCCGAATAACCGCCCCCGCCGCCGCCACCGGCTACCGCGCCGACCTGGCCTCCCGCGCCAGCGCCTCCCGGGTAAGCAATCAACTTGTAGGGACTGCCGAAGGTAGAGATGCTCCCGGGCGAGCCGTTGTTACCCGCCCCGGTCGCGGTCGCCGCAGCGCCTCCGGCCCCCCCGGCGCCGATCGTCACCGGCTCGGTCGCGCCCAACTGGGCGGGATCGAAAAAGGCTTCCGAAATACTCGTCCCGCCGCCGGCGCCGCCCCCAGAAATGAGCGCCACTCCCAACGCCGCCTCCAGCGCGCCCGAGCCGCCTCCCGCACCGCTCGCGGCGAGGATGACCTGCACAGAGATCGGAGCCGCCACTGTAGGCTTGGTCCAGGTGCCCGAGGCGCCATCGAATATCTGGATATCCGCAGGCGTGACCGGGCCGGCCGCGCCCGTAGCCCCCGTAGCGCCGGTGGCCGCAGAAGTTTCCATCAGGAGCTTCCGTACGCCACAACGTTGATGAGGGCACCCGCTACTTGACTGATCACTTTCAGAGCGTTCAAGGCGCCCGCGGTGTAACGCAGCTCGGAGCCCACCGCCAGCGGATACCCCACGGTGGCGGTAGGGGCGATTCCGTCATCCCGCCAGCGAACGGCCTGTCCCTGCGGCTGGATGAGCAGCAGGTAGGTCCCGGTCGGAATCCCGGGCGCGGCCGCATTTGCGAAGGTGAGGGAATTGATGGAGATTCCCGCATCCACCACGCCTGACTGGGCATACCCCAGCGGGATGTCCGCCTTGAACCCTTGCTGCATGGTCTAACTCTCCATTCGTTTACGCCGCTGGCGCTCGATCACTTCGTTGATGGTCAGCTCATGCTCGTAGCGGGCTTTCGGCACTCCGGGGGCATCCCGCACCAGGGGACGCGTCATGCACCCGTAGCGCAGCGCGTCCGGTGCGTGATCTTCAGCCTCGCTGTCGACATCTTCGGCCCGATGGCGGTCATGTGGCAAGGCCGGCAGCGTACGGATCAGATGCACGCACGTCGAGAAGATCACGAGGCCCGCACCTTCCTCGGTCCCGCGCAGCCGCTCGCGCACCTGGTCCCAGCCGCCCATGGCGCCGTTGCCGCTGACCCGGGCGTTGTCGGCGCGCCGCCAGTCGCAGATCCCCATACGCTCGGCGATGGAGGGGCCGTCGACGGTGGCAAAGGCGGAAGGGTCCAGCACCGCATCATCGATGTGCTCCTGGACCGGCTGACCGTCGAAGTCGCTGTAGGTCTCAAGGCCCAGGATGCCGGATGCGACCTCCGGGGCCGGCAGCTTTATCCCCTCGTTGGGTTTGCCGTTCCATCCATACCATTCGCGATAGACAACAAGGGCGCCGCGAGGAATGCCACCCACGGACCCGTCGGATACTGCGAGCCATAGGACACAGAAGGGTTTGGCGCTACCCCAATCCATGCACCGGATACGAGGCCAGTGATCGGGTATGCGGAAAGGTCGAATGACATGACGGTCGCTCCTGAATTCAGTGAAGAAGGCGCCCGCGATGACCGACCAGTCACCCTTCAGCCACGCCGCTACCAGCTCTTTCGATCCGACCAGATGCAGCCGGCTCCGGTACTTGGGGTCGCGTGCGACCAGGATTCGATTCTGCTCGAGCAGGCTGGGGATGAAAATCGCGTAGTGCTCGCTGCCATCATCGAGCGTCCGCACCAGGCGCAGGAACCCCGCAGGGCAGGGGTCGATATAACGCTGTTTGATCCATTGGTGACCCGGACCGCCGGGGTTCGCGGTGCCGATCAGCTGCACCGGCACGCCCAGACTGGAGCGCAGGCAACCGAAGATCATGTCGATGGGCGCGGACAGCGGGTAGTTGCCCATCTCTTCCACCGCCGCATCCGACAGCGACTGGCCCTGGTACTTGCCGGCATCCTTCACCGACTCCAGCGCGCGGAACCGCAAGCGGCCGCCGTGCGGCAGCATGAACTGCTTTTTCCAGTCGATATAAAGAGCGCCGGTGGGGAGATAAATCTCCTTGGCGCGCTCGATGAGGTCATCCTGCTGCGGCATCTCCTGGCGGAAGAACACCCCGTTGAAGCCGCGCCCGTAGCGCTTCTCCTTGAGCGCGTATTTGCCCAACACGCCGTCGGTCTTACCGCCGCCGCGCGCACCCCCGAAGAAGATCTCCGGATAGGGACAGTCAACAAGGGCTTTCTGCGGGCCGGCCTGGGGACGCCAACAGTAGGCGATCGGCTCAGTTGCCGCGGCCGGGTCCATGGGTACCGTACTGACGATCCCATTCCTCGGTCGACAGCGGTTGATCGGTCACTTCGGCCGGCTTCACGTGCGCCAACTCGAACTTGTGCCGCCACCGGTCCGGATCGCGGTTCATAAGCCAGGTGTTGCAGGCCCAGGTATCCGGCGGCACGTGCACCGTCACCGGGACGCGGATGACCCGCTTGTTGGCATTGTCGAAGAAGATCTTCTCAGACTCGTACTCGTAGCCGACGGCACGCGTGTAGAGCGCCCGCTCCACCCGCTGGTTCGCCACCTCCTTGCCCATGAGCAGCGCGGTGTGAAACTCCGGATGTTGCACCGCCCAGTTGCGAATCGTCTTTTCCACCACGCCGAATAAAGCGGCCAGGTCGCTGTTGGTGGCGGCCATGCGCTCGCATGCGGCCTTGGCGATGGCGGCATAGCGGGGGTCGTATTTGCTCTCGTAGGGAATGGAGCGCGGCGCGTCAGGCGGATCGGTCGGCGGGGGCGTCACGGGGGTTTTCCTCGAGTACGTCGCATTCGATGCGGGTCAGCGGGATTCGCAGTTCGGACAGGTACAAAGGGCACCGATGTTGGCAGCAGTGCCCGACGGCATGAGCCACGGTGAGCGCGGCATGCGGCGGCAACGGCTCAATCCGCAACACTCCGCCGCACGTCCCGCAGAAAAACTTGGGAAGCGCCAGGACAGCGACTTTCACGGCCGCACCGGATTGCCGCAGTGCTCACAGGTGCGCACCTTTCCGCCGCGGTTGAGCCAGTCCTGGTGCTCGTTCGGGGGCGTGAGGGTCACATAGTGGTTGACGCGCCAGAAATCCTCGCCCCCCATGCGCACGCGGCTGGGGGTGTCCTCGATCGTGTTGAGTTGGCGCTGGATCTGTCGAGCGGCCTCCAGTTCCAGGAGCTTCGGCATCCCTTCCCCGGTCTTACCGTCGGTCTGGTAGCGCTCGTAGCCCCCGGGGTGCGCGGCGTCCAGGCGGATGACGATCCATTCAGCAGGCATCGGTCCCCCCGGTGCGCGGCCCAATGTTCATTTCGGAAACCGACTCGCGGGCCCCGGTCCGGCCTGCCGCCCGCGCAGTGCCAGGGCCAGCTTCACCGCGTGCTCCGGGGTCCCCGGGTGCCCCGAGGCTAGGAAATCGGCGCCGTCGGCACCGGGTTGGGGTGCGCCGCCGAGGTGCGGCTGGGCGGCCATCCGGGCACTTCCGGCCGCCTCCATGCTCGGGTCGCCCCGAACCGGTCCGCTTTTGGGCCCCCTCCGCTCACCCGGCAACGCGGGACGGGCTCCGGCCTTCTCCTGGTCCCTGAGTACCGGGTTACCCCGTTCGGCCTTTCCAGAGCCCGCAGCGTGCTCCTGGCGGCCCTGTCCGGGTTGCTTCGTCTCCTTGCCCCCTTCGTGACCGGTTTCCTTGCCCTCGACCTCGGACTCGGCTTCGTCGGCCGGGGGGTCCATACGCTTGCCATCCTTGCCGTACCGCGCCTTGGGATCGAACCGCGGGGCGTGGCCATGGCCTTCTTCCCGCTCGCCGCCCTTCTTGCCCATCCCCGGGTACTTCCGGGCCACGGCCCGATCCACCTTGCTCTGCTCCGGCTTCCCGGATGCCCTGGCCTTCGCGTTCGCCGCATGCGAGCGGTCCTGGATAGGGTACTTGCGCTCGCCGGGCTCAGCGAAGTCCTTTGCCGGAAGACGGTTGCGTGATGCAGAGGTCAGTTTGGCCATGGACGATCGCCCTTGAGCGGATAGTGCAGGAACCTTACGGCCGCGCTCCAGCGGCGTCAATTGGCGAGGACCGGCTTCGCATCCGGTCGCAGCGCGAAAGTGAGCGTCGCGATGTTGTCGATCGGACAATGATCGCGGTGACTCAGGACCATGACCCGGGGATATTCCTGGGTGATGCGCTCCACATAGCGTTTGATCTTGCCCGGCGCGATTTTCTCCATCTCCAACATGACGCCGACCTTGTTACCGAGCTCCGCCATCTCGCCGATGACGGCGATGCGTTCGCTTTCGGTGAGAACAGCGGGGATTCTACCGGCGCGCATCCACTTCTCCTTTCCCAAACAGATGCCTGCAGTCAGTGCAGTATTTCACGTCGTCATTCCAACGGATCATCGAATTCGGGATCACAAGCCGGGGCCGGGGATGTGCGCCCCGCCCACTGGGTCTGACTGATCCCAGGGGTAGCTGATAACCCCGGCTTGCACCCGAGCCTTTCCAACACCAGCCGGATGAGCTCCAGCGCCCGACCCGAGCGGATG